GCTCAGGGACTACTTCTATTAATGCATTTATTAGATCTGGAGATTATGATATTACCACAAGAAAAAATATGATGGGTCAATCGACTGGCGTTGTGGATTTTCGAGGAGATGGAGAATACTTTATGTCAGTTAGAAGATTTTTACCTGATTTTAAATACTTATCTGGTAATGCCAAGATTACTTTATATGTAAATTCTTACCCAGATTCTACAGCCGTTAGTTCTCCATTAGGACCCTTTACAGTTACCTCAACTACTGATAAGGTAGATACAAGAGCCAGAGGAAGACTGGTCTCACTTAATATTGCTAATGACGCCACCGGCGAAACTTGGCGATATGGAACATTAAGATTAGACGCACAAGCGGACGGAAGAAGATAATGGCATATACAACACAATTTGGATTAGATCAGAATGTAGTAAATTATTTAAATGAAGCCTATCCTAATCTCGGTGGAATGTTTCCTAATACTACTACTACAATCGGCGGTACTACAGGTACTGGGGCAACAGCCACACCTACAGGGGCAGAAATATTAAAAGATACTTTTTTAGCTCAAAGTGGAACTGGTGGCGATGGTTATAGTGTTTACAATCCAGATCCAAATAAAGTCCGAGGGCCTATACTTCAAGAAGAATATATGGGAGCGGATTATTATCCAGAACCTCCAACAGGACTCAAAAGTTTAATAAATCAAATAGCCGACTCTTCTCTATGGGCTAAAATGGCTGGAGCTGTGGGAAAAATGATGCCTGTTAGTCCAAGAGGTATAATGGAACGGGCTGCAAGAGAACAAGGTTTTTCACTAGATGATATTGGAAGAATAGTAAGTGGCGGAGGACCTTCTGATGATCCAATGAATATTATGGCTGGATATAATATGTGGAAGATTGATGATGAAACGTTTGATAAAAGAATTCGTAATTTAACACAATCAGGTCAATTTGATAAAATTGATCAAATTAATAAAGCTAGAGCCGCATGGAAAGAAGCTAAAAGATTAGGTGACATAAGAACAACAGCAGCTCAAGATTTAAAAGCAAAACAAAAAGCTCCCAAAAAAACTTATGTACATGAGGCGAAGCCACCAGATCGGAGTAGAAGTGATAGACCTGGAGGAAGCGCAAGTTATGGTCAAACTTTTCACGGAGCTAGAGGCGGCATAGTAGAGCTATGGCGAAGATAACTAATTACATACCTGAACCAAAACAAGAATACGATGTTAATAATCAAAGACAGATTTTAGAATCTTTAGACAGTATGAAGCAACAATTAAATTTTTCTTTTCAACAGGATTTAAAAAACGAACAGGACGCTTTTAATTACTTTTTATCATAATGACTATACAATATAAAAATCAAGGTTTTAAACAAGCCGATGTAAACAAAGCTACGGTGCTTACTTGTCCTACTGATGGAGTGATTATAGTTAAAAGTGTATATTGTGCCAACAATGACGCATCATCCTCTATTGTGGTAAATATGAATTTAGTTGACTCATCTGACTCAAGCACTGAATATGAATTTTTTAGAGATGACGTAGCTGCTAAATCGCAAGTAAATGCCACACCTCAAGGCTTGAATTTAGAAGCGGGTGATGCTATAACAGTGCAAGCAGCAACAGGCAGTAATACAATACAAGGTGCCATAAGTTATGCTTTAATAACTAGAGAGAATGAAAACGGATAACGTATATAAAATTAATTGTACTACTATAACTACTTATAGAAATACAAAAACTGGTGAAGTTTATAAAGAGAAGAAAGAAGGACCTGATATAGTTCAAGATGTAACTGTACAGGTTTCACCGAAAGGTTTAAATATAATGCAGAAAGTATTATCAAAAAATGACAAACCAAAACCCTAAGGGCGGAACAGAATTACAATTTGAATACTTAATAAAGTACGTGGATCCTAAATTATTGGATCAAGTACAAATAACTACATCTGTCCCTGAAAAAATTCCATTACATCCAACTAAGATGAATATTCTCTGGCAGAAGAATTCATATGATCAACCGAATCTGGCACCATGGTTCAAGGATAAAAACAATCATAAAAAATATGATTGGTATGTTTTTAACTCCCATTGGACTTATGAAAAGTTTAGACAGTTTTTTGATATACCCACAGAAAGATCAGTGGTTATTAAAAACGGTGTTGATAAAATAAAACAAGCCCTGCATTATGAGTTGGGCAAACCAATAAAAATAATTCATCAAAATACCCCCTGGCGAGGACTCTCAGTTTTATTGGGAGCGATGCAATTGGTTAAGAATCCATTAATTAGTTTAGATGTTTATTCTTCATGTGAAGTATATGGTAAAGATTTTTATGAACAAAATGATAAACATTATCAAGCTCTGTATGAGCAAGCTAAAAAATTACCTAATGTAAATTATATCGGTTATAAATCTAATGACTATATTAAAGAGAACCTACATAAATATAATATGTATGTTTATCCAAGTATTTTTGAAGAGACCTTTTGTATATCCTTATTAGAATGTATGGCGGCTGGTTTATATTGTATCACAACTAATCTAGGAGCTTTATATGAAACAGGGGCAGAGTTTCCTATGTATATTCCTGTAGACAAAGACTATAAAGCTTTAGCTTCTAAATTTGGATTTGGTATTGAAGCTGCAGCTAAAACATTACACAATACTCAAATTACTAATCACTTAGATTGTCAATCCGCTTATGCTAATTCTTATTACAGTTGGAATAAAATTGGTAGACAATGGGAAACATTTTTAAAAGGAGCTTTAGATGCAATACCCAAATGAGCCTATATGGTTTAATGGTGAAGATAAAAAAGACGCCAGTGAAAACTCTAATATAACTAATATAAACTTAGGACGTTCTCCACATAAAATAATGGTATGTACCCCGGTACATAGCGATGTATCTATGCATTACTGTCAAGCAGTGTTGAAGATGCAGCAAGAATGTATGAAGAGAAATATGTTGATTAGTTTTACTTTAATGAAATCTTCATTAGTAACTCAAGGACGAAATCTCTGCGTAGCTGAATTCTTAAATCATCAAGATAAATATACTCATTTATTATTTATAGATTCTGATATTGATTTTAAGTTTAGTACCATAGAGAAAATGTTGACCGCGGATAAAGATATCATATCTTGTCCTTATCCAATGAAAAGCTTCAGTTGGGAAAAAGCATGGAACAGACTTCATCAAAAAGATGGAGCTATTACAGATGCCAATGATTTTGCTAAAGCGGGTTATACTTTCCCGATAAAATTAGAAAAGAAAGCCGAGGTAATAGTAGATAAAGGTTTAATAGAAGCTACCCATGCGCCTACAGGATGTATGTTAATTAAAAGAAAAGTAATTACTGATCTTATGACGGCTCACCCTGAGTTAGAGATATTTCAACCTACAAATATGAATGGTAAAGAAGTTAAAAAAGAAAATTTTTATAATCTATTTGATACGTTACATGAGCCAGAAACTAAACGTTATTTTGGTGAAGACTTTGGTTTTTGTGAAAGATGGCGTAAACTAGGTGGTAAAGTATATCTATTTGTAACCGATTATATTACCCACATAGGTGAGTATCAATATTGTGGAAGATTCCTTGATGACTTAAAACAGGGAGAAGCTCCTTCGAAACCTATTGACGACAATAAAAAAATCAAATAAGGTACTATATTCAGGATTTCTACGCCTGCTTTTTTTAACTAAATTTAGACAAAATTATGGCAATATCAAGACAACAATACGGACTAGGAAGCTTTGTAAAATCTATAGGTAAAGGAGTTAAAAAGTTTATTAAATCTCCTTTTGGTAAAGCTGCTCTTTTAGGTATAGGAGCTTTTGGTGTACCTGGAACTAGTTTTGGTGGCATGTTTGGTAAAGGAGCTTTATCAAAAATGGGAGGAGCTTTATTTGGTACGGCAGGAAATGCTGGTTACGCGATGCCTGGTAGAGGGATTTTCACACCGGGTACAAAAGGACTTTTAAGTAAATTTACAAACATGGGAACAGGAGCCAAGATAGGAATTGGTTCTGCATTGATTACTTATTTAGCTGGTCAAGGAATGCCCGAGGAGCAGATTGCAGAAATTAAACAAGATCCTGAGAAAGTTAGACCTTATTTAAAAGACCTGTTTACTAAATTAAATCCTAATTTACCTGATGGACAAATAGAGGAAATGGTTGAAGTTAATTTAAGTGAATATGCATCTGGCGGAAGAGTTGGCTTATATGCTGGCTCACCAAGAGGTGGTATAGAAACTTTAGATATAGAAGATGAAGAAATTATAACTCCTCATGATTTAAAAATGGAAGAAGGAGTGCCAATTCAACAAATGGCAGGTTTTGGTACGGATAAGGAAGTTATATGGGAATGGAGAAGAGATAGTTTATCTCAAGAGATGTTTAAGAAGGATTATGATGATTTATCTCCAGATGAACAAGAGACAATTGAAATTGAACTAGACATGCAATTAGGTAAAAAAGAAACAGCACCACAAGGTATACAGGTGGCAGGTGGTGGAGCAAGAGGTTGGAAAGCTCAAGAGATAGCTATGGATTGGGCATGGGACAGATATGGAAAAGAATTTTATGATCTTTCTCAGGAGTTGCAGATGGAACTATACGGCGAAGCATTAGAATTCGTGGATACCGGAGGCATGGCTCAGGGCGGAAGAGTTGGGTTAGAGTCTGGTACACCTAAAAAAGGATTAGAAAAATTTCTTAAAGATATACCTTTACAAAAAGGTCCTTATAAAATTAAATATGATGAAGACGGTAATCCTATAAGAATGCCACTACCAAAAGGAGAGCCACATAAATATGATCCAGACAGAAAAATACCAATACGTCTTTTAAGAAGTCACGGCGGAAGAATTGGATTAGCTTTAGGTACTGAAGACACGGCTCAGGCAGCAGGCATTCTAGGAAACCTACCTGTTAGACAGAATAAAGCAGGTGTAAACGAATTAGATCTTAGAGAAACTGGTGGATTTATTCCTCCAGTTGGGGTAAAAGAAAAAGCAGATGATGTCCCAGCGATGTTATCTAATAATGAATTTGTTTGGACTGCAGATGCAGTAAAAGCAGCTGGAGGCGGAAGCGTCAATAAAGGTGCTCAAATATTATACGATAAAATGAAACAATTAGAGAGTAAGGTAGGATAATGGCCGTAGATCAAACACAAGTACTCCCACCAGCGTTTATAGAAGCGGCAGGGAAAACATTTTTAAGTGATCTTGCCGGAGCAGCGGGTAAATACAAAACAGCGGATTTAAGTAAAGTATTTGGACCACAATTTGTTGCTGGTCTTGATCCCTTACAACAACAAGCTCAAGCATTAGCACAATCAGGTATAGCTGCATACAAACCTTATCTTACAACAGCAGCAGGCTACGCAGCGCCAAGTGCTTACACACAATTTCAATCTCCTTATCAAAAAGATGTTATCGATGCGACGATGAAAGATTTTGATATCCAGGCGGCAAAAGGTTTACCAGCATTAAGAGCTCAAGCAATTAGTCAAGGTGCATTTGGTGGTGGAAGAGAAGGAGTTCAATTAGCAGAGTACGGGGCAACTAGTGACAGGAACCGGGCATCATTATTAGCACAATTAAATCAATCAGGGTTTAATCAAGCACAAAATTTAAGACAGCAAGCTATGATGAATCAATTAAACTTAGCAGGTCAAGGACAACAATTCTTAGGTCAAGATGTTGGAGCACTTTCAACTTTAGGTGCTTTAAACCAAGCTCAAAAACAAGCAGGCTTAACAGCTCAACAACAACTGGGTCAACAACAATTAATGCAACCATTAACTGCATCACAAGCTTATGGAAGTGGTGTAACACAATTAATATCTGGTTATCCAGGTAAGACCATTAATGAAATGAGTCCTAATCCAACTGCTTTAAATACAGCATTAGGAACAGGAACTACACTTGCTGGAATCTACAGAGCATTTAATCAACCATGGCAAGGATATGGATCGAACGCATAATGAGAACTTTTAGAAGACCAATGTTTAGAAAAGGCGGAAACGTCGGTACAGGTGTCATGACTGGTATCGTAGATAGATCTATGCATGCCAATGATCCTTTTGTTGGTCGTGATGAGTTTAAGATACCAACCTATAGTGATCAATTGTTAGAGCAGCAGGCAAATGAAACTGTTGCATTTCCTACCAGAGACCTTGGACCGAAACCAGATAAAGAAAGATCGCTGGCCGAGATACAAGAAATGATGGGAGCCTATGGAGGAATGGATCCAATAACTTCTTATTTATTAGCAGCGGGACCAAAAATTGCTGGGTCAACTTCTTGGGCTGACGCAATTTCTAATCTAGAAGATCCTAATAAGATGTTAATCAAACAAGCAGCCGATAAAGCTGCATATGATAGAGGCCTTAGAATGGAAGGTTATAGAGCATTCAAGGAGGATGAAGATAGATATGGGGACAGACAATATGAATATGGTAAAGATAAAACGGCCTTTGACCTAGATGAAGCTATAGGCAAGAGAACCAGAGCCAGTGATAAACTAAAACAACAGAACCTATGGAAAAGAGAAGACAAGTTAATTCAAGAAAAAAATGAAACTCAAGAAAGACTGATAAACCTAGAATATGAGTTGCAAGATAAAAATTTAACTAAACAGCAGAAATGGGAGAAGGAAAAGCAACTTGAGGACAACAAACAAAAAATGCTAAGACTTCAAGCGCAACTTGAAAATGAAAATAATTGGCAAGATGAGGAAATTAAAAAAGAAGTTGTAACCATAATGCAAACTGATGACATTCCTAAGTTTCAAGCAGAAAATAGAGCTAATTGGAAATGGAAAAAAACTGGAGACCTGAGTGGTCAAGGATACAATATAGGATCCATTTTTACTAATAAACATAGAACAGATTCTAAAGCTTTAGCCAAGTTTGCTAAAACTGAAGGCAGAGCCGGTAAAACAGGATACGTTTATTATGATGATGTAAAAGATGTAGTCTTTCAATTAACTGGCAACAAGGATAAGGGTTTTAGATTTGTAGAATTAGATGAAGATATGAGTGTGGTTCCAACAAGTGGAGAAGAATCTATAGTAACCGGCTCGGAAGTAAGTTTAACTTATCCCGATGCACAAATAGAAGCACAAAAGAGAAATTTAGCATTAATTCCAGAACGACCTAAATCAGAGGGTAAAAACAAACAGTGGTTGAGACAACAAAAAGAGATACTTGGTAAAGACGCAGTTACTAAACAACAATTAGAAGAAATAATTTGGAAAGAAAAATTTGCGGAGAGATATAAGAAAATCAAACCAAGACACCAGATGAAAAATTAGAGAGGAGACTCAATGGGTCTATATAATAACTCCCTCAATTCAGCAGAACAAGGTAATGAAACTAGTTGGTACAAAGCTTTTGGTGCAGGGCTTGCATCAGGAATAATTAAAATACCAGAGGGAATAGTATCTTTAGGAGCAGAGCTAATTGATCTCGGAGCCGATTCTGATCTTGCTGCAGATGTAGAAGAGTATTTTGATAAACTAAATCCTTTTGAAGAAATAGCAGAAGAAAGAACTATTGGAAAATTAACGGAGGCATTAGTTCAAATCGGTGTCCCTGGTGGAGTTGGATTTAAACTAGCAAATAAAGCAGCTAGGAATATGACTTCAAGAGCTCTTCGAGCTAAGAGAAAAAATCTCTATGCAGACTTTGGGAGAAAAGGAACAACCCCGGATGGTAGTAGATTAAGAACAGGGCTTAATAAAGTAAATGAATTAAATAAAAAAGCTAAGTATAAAAGATTTGCTTTAGCGGTAACCGGTGGCGCAGCGGGAGAAGGTCTTGTCGTTGATACTGATGAGATAGGTACTTTTGGAGATATCTTTGACGCACCAACCAAATTAGATAGAGAGAAAAGTTTTGGTAGAGATGAAGCTACAAGAAAATTATTAAATAGATTTAAGTTTGGTTCCGAATCTTTATTAGTTACACCATTTGTATTTGGAGTAGGCAAGACAGCAAAAGCTCTGGCTAAAAGAGGAAAAGATTTAGCCTACAGTAGTTCTAAATTTGAAAGATGGATTGATAAATATATTAGGGCTCCCTTTAGTCCACGTGGAGCTTTACCTGATGAAGTTTTTAAATCAGAGATGTTAAAACAAGGTTTAAAGGTAAGAGATTCACATAGAGCAACTCAACTGGTTCAAAATATTACTAAAGCTATTGATGGAATATTTCCAGTTGCTCAAGAAGTTGCCGATAAAAGTTTTAAGTCTCAAAAAAATAATTTTATAAGAGAAGTAAATGATATTCTTTTAGGAGGAGATTTGGGAACTGATATTGATCCTAAAAAATTACAAGAGCTTCTAAGTAAGTTAGGTATGAAAAATGTTTCTAAAGAGACTCAAGAAAATTTAATATCTAATTTAAATGCAGGTAGAGCGGAGTTTAATAATTTATTAGATATACTTAACAGGCATGCAGGGGGTGTTAAAAAAGGGAAAGACGCACCTGAAGAATTAAAAGAATTATTTAAAAAAAGATTAGAAGGTTATACTAGCAATACCTTTCAAATTTTTGAGCATAAAAGTAATCTTCTTAATGGGTTCAGAAAATACCAACCTACAGATGAAGCCTACAGTAATGCTGTAACTGTTTTTAAAATGGGTGGCCGAAGTGAACAAGAAGCTAGAGAGATTATAGATCAAATTTTATTAGATGCTCAAAAGATGAAGAAGCCAAGTCGACTCCCTGATTTTAAATATGTGGCTAAGAGTATGGAAGATGGTAAACTTAAGACTCATGAGATAGGACTAGGGGTTAAGGCTCCAGGAACTGAAGCGCAGAAAAAAGCATTAAGAGAATTATTTGGTGAAATAAAAGATCCACGATTTACTATCTTTAATGGAATGACTAATTTATCTTCTTTAGCTAGAACTACGGCGTACTTAGCAGAAATTAAAGCCAAAAATTTTGACGTCCAAGCAAATGGAGGAAGAGGATTTTTTTGGAATAGCGCTGAAGAAGCTACTACAAAATTAGATGCAAAAAGATTAGGAATAGAAATAGTTCCCATGAGAGAAGTCTTAGGGGAAATAGATGCTACTAAAAATATTATTAATCCTTTAGGTGATACATTTACCACAAGAGAAATTGCTGAAGGAATTAAATCTGCTAACGATGTTATGGGAGCCCTACAAGGTTTTGTAAGAGGTGATAAAAAAGGAATGGGCGGAGCAGAAAAAGCTGTCAGTTGGTTCTATAGAAATTTACTTTTATTTCCCAAAGGTATTTCACAAATGGCTAAAACTATTTTCTCAATCCCAACTCACTTAAGAAACTTCTTTAGTGCTGGTGCATTTACAGCAGCTAATGGAATTTTATTTGAAGGATTATCTAATCCAAATTTATTAAGAAAAGCATTTCAACAAGGAATAAATGTTTCTGGTTTATTAAAAGCTGGGGTTAACTCACCTGCAGCTCAAAGAGAATATAGGGACATGTTAGAATTAGGTGTAACTAACTCTCAAGTTCAAATGGGAGATATGATTTCATTGCTTAAAGATGCTAAAGCAGGGGAAACAATAATGAATGTAGATGGACCTTTAAAGGGGTTCTTTAATTTCTTTAAGAAAGTTGGACAGTTTGCGCAAGGGAAATACATGGCTGAGGACGATACTTTTAAAATTACTAACTTTGTCATGGAGCTAGAAAGAATAGTACAGAGACAAGCTAAACGAGCTGGAGTTCCTGTGGAGGAATTTAGAAAAACACTTACTCAAAAATTAGGTGAAAGAAATCCGGCTTTATGGCAACTTAAAAAAGAAGCGGCGGAGATTGTTAAAAATACAGTTCCGAACTATGCATATGTAGGTGAAGCAGTTAAGACCGCAAGACTTTTACCCATTGGTAACTTTATGTCTTTCCCTTCTGAGATTATCAGAACCTCTACTAACATTGCACAGTTAGGTATAAAAGAAATGAGTCACCAACTAGGAGAAGGAGCAGTAAGAATTAAAGGTTCTAATATGACCCCTACAGTTATAGAAATACTTAAAGACGGAAGTGAAAGAGTAGTTAAGAACAGCGCTATGCAAGACGGGAGTTGGGGGACAGGTTTTAAAAGAATAGCTGGTATGGCAACAACTTTAACTGGAGTTCCAATAGCTGTTACTGAAGGAGCTAAAGCTTTGTATGATGTAACCGAAGAGGAAATAGACGCTATGAGAAGATTTGTTCCTGAATGGTCTAAGAACTCAACATTAGTTCCATTAAGATTAGATGATGGAGAATTAAGATATATAGATTTCAGTAAAAGTAATGCCTATGATGTAATGTCACGACCATTTAGAACTTTAATGAATGGTATCCAAGAAGGTCAAGTAGATGGTGATACTTTATTACAGGGTTTTGTAAATGGAACTGTAGAAGCGAGTAGTGAGATAATGGATCCATTTATTTCAGAATCTATTTGGACAGAAGCAATGGCAGACCTAATTGTTAGAGGTGGAAGAACTGAAGAAGGCAGACAATTATATACCGATCAAACCTCCGCTGGTGACAGACTATGGATTCAAATGATGCATTTAGGTAATGCTCTTGCTCCCTCTTATAAACAAGGATTAAGAATTGGACAAGCTGCATTTGGAACACCAGATAAGACAGGTCAAGTTTTAGATATTGGTCCAGAGTTAGCTGGTTTCATGGGACTAAGACCAATTAAAATTGATCCACTAAGAACTATGAGTTTTAAAATAGCTGAGTACCAAAGAGGTATTAGGGAAGCAAGAAGAGAATTTACTGGAGGATACTTTGGTTTATTAAAAGGTGGTAAGGTTACAGCTAATGAGATTATTGAAAGATACATAGCTTCAAACAAAGCTAGATTTAATGTTCAAAAAGAAATGTTTAAAAATATAGAAGCAGCAGAGACCTTAGGTGAAAGTCGAGGGACTCTATCCCGGGCATTTAAAGAAAGACAAATTAGTCCTAAAACTTTTGGTTATTTGAATAATGGAAAATTTGATCCTTATTATCCTTCGGAAGATATCATTGCTAAATTTAGAGAGATAGCACATGACATAGGGGAACCAAGTCCCTTCCTTGAAGCAGGACCAGAGGTCAGAGATATAAGAAGAGATTTACGTGGAATAGGATTTGATAAAAGATATCCAGGGTTTGCTGAAGGTGGACATGTAGCAGGAGCTAGTTTCCAAGGAGCTATTGGTGAAGCAATCCCTGTCATTAAACAAATTAAAAATGATTTACAAGGTTTAAGTCTTGAGGACGAGTGGGATATTGAATTAGCAGACTATGTAGATATGCAAGAAGAAGAAATAGTTACTCCTCAATTACCGCAACAAGTTACATCGGCTCAACCTAATCCGCAAACGATTACTCAAGGACAAAATATTCTTAACCAAGGAATGAACGCTCAAACTAATTTAACCCAGAATGGTTTGACCGCAGCAGAAAATGCGTACTTAACAGAGGAAGAAAAACAAATGAAGTTAAAACAAAGAGGAATGATAGCGTAATGGATATTAAACCCAAAACTACGAGAGAACATATTCTCTCACTTTATGGTCATATAAAAGGTCTGAAGAAATCACAGTATCATATGCATAATGGCATTCATGAATTGGGCGGCAAGATAGACAAAATCTATTGGGTATTATTGGGCACGGTGGGGGCTGTGTCACTAGTTCTTCTGGAAAGACTTCTAGATATAAAAGGAATTATTTTTTAATGGTGGTTGTTGGTTTAACGATCATGAATGAATTGGGATCAAAGAAGACCGAACCAACTTCACTCGTTAAAGCCGGACACCACCACTTGCCCCCAGAAAGATATGTTCTTTGTCCCATTCATAAAATTCTATATCCAATTTTTTAATTCTTCGCCCATAACTTCAGTGGCGATATTCATTTTAGTTCTTAAAGCTTTTTGAACTTTTAAATCTATTGTTTCATCCGCAACCAAATCAATGTAAGTCATAGGTTTGTTTTGACCTATTCTATCAATCCGAGCTTCCGACTGTAATCTTTTTTCTAAATCATAACCATTAGAATAATAAATCATTGTACTTGCAGACGTTAAAGTAATTCCATAACCACCTGTTTGAGTTGTACCAACAAAGAATCTACACTTAGGATCTTCTTGAAATCTTTTAATATTATTTTGTCTTTCATCTTGTGGAGTCAATCCATAATAATCTACAACAGAATCTTCTCCATGTTGTTTTTTTATTTCAGCAATAATTCTTTGAACATCTTTTTGATAGAACGACCAAATTACAGCTTTACCAGACAACTCATATATAATGTCCATCAACTCTGTTAATCTATTACAAGGTAGCTCTTGTACCTTTCCATCATCGGCGGCATGGTAACCACACGAGATTTGATGAAGTCTTAACAACTGAACCATAACGGTAGAAGTAGAACAGACTTTACCTTCTAGTTCTGAAATAGCATACTTTCTCATTTCTGTGTATAATTTTTTCTGTATATCTGTGAGATGAATAGTACGAGTAACATATGTTTTAGGAGGTAAGTCCAAACAATCATCTTTTAAAACTCGTTCACTAAATTTTTTTATCTTTGCTTCTAGTTCTGGTAATACACTTCTTCTTGGTCCTACTGGAACACTAATAGTTCTAGATCCTAGAGTCATAGTTTTCATTACACAATAATGAGCCCTGTAAGCCCAGAAGGAATCAAATCCCAAGAGCCATGCATCAAGAAACTGAGCCTGACTCCATAAATCTAGTGGAGAATTTGTAATAGGAGAACCAGTTAAAATTCTTCTGTACTTAGTAAGAGGTTTAAGAGCAATAATATTTTTAGTTCGTTTTGCAGTTGGTGTTTTAATTGTAGTAGATTCATCAATAGCCATCATAGTGTTGTGAGAATTTAAAAATCTTTTAGCAAACTCACACCCAAACGGATAAGAGAAAGCTTCAACATTCATTATAAGAATATGAAAGTCAGTTCCAGGTGCAAACAAGGTATTTAATTTTTTAACTTGCTCCCCTGATTTATCGGATGTTTTCCAAAGGACTACTTTCTTTTCTATATGATCTGGAAGATGTTGAGGTATTTCTTGTTCATACCAATTTTTATAAACACCTTTAGGTGCTACTAAAAGTAATCCATTAATCTCACCTTTATCATAAAGCATAGCACAATTGTCTAATAAAACTTTAGATTTCCCTGTTCCCATTTCCATAAAATAGGCAAAATACTCTTTATCCCAAGAACGTTCTAAAGCCTTAAGTTGATGTGCATATGGCTTTGTTTTAAATTTATACTTCATAACTATTTACTTTTGCTTTCTAATTGTTATATATTAACTGAAAGTAAAAAAGTCAATGACAAATTACGAAACAACACGATACACAGGAAACAAAGTATATTTAATCCAAGCTATTCCAGGAAGCACCAAAGGTGAACCTAAGTATAATATAGTAGGTGCGCAAAAGTATGGCGATATTGTGACGTTGCTTCCAGAATTTTCTCAAATGATAATGTCCCCTGGGCCTTTAGTTATAAAACTTAGAACTCTTCTAAAAGACTTTACTTCCGATGACTATCTTTTATTGTCAGGAGATCCTGCAATCATAGGGGTAGTATGTTCAATAGTTTCAGATACAACTAATGGTAGTTACAAACTTTTAAAATGGGACCGTCAAGAAAAAACATATTATCCAATAGAAATAAATATTTTTCAAAAGTAGTTGACTTTAAAAAATTCTCCTATATATAAGTAGTGCGATTATAAATTAAACTATTAACACATTAAGGAGACATAATGAAAGACATTAATCTAAGGCAAGATGCACCTAGTCAGGTGACACAGGTCAACCCCGACCAACTATCAAACGAAATTAAAACTCTACAAGAAATACATCAAGAGATTTCTAATCAAGAGGAAAAATTAAAAGAATTAAAAGAGAGGGAGAAATATTATTCTGGAATTGTAATTCCCGATTTAATGAATCAACTTAATCTTAAAACCATGAAACTAAGAGATGGTTCACAGATAGAAGTTAAAAATATATTTGGTGCTTCAATAATTGCAGATAAAAAGCAAGAAGCACATAACTGGCTTCGAGATAACGGACTGGGGGCGATTGTGAAAAATGAAATCACAGTTAAGTTTGGTCTGAACGAAGATAACAAGGCGGAGCAATATGCGACCCTTGCAAGAGGACAAGGTTATGATCCCGATCGAAAGGTTGCGGTTCATGCTTCTACTCTTAGAACAACTCTGGAGGATTTCCAAACACGTGGTGGAAAAATTCCTTCAGAGTTCTTCAGAACGTTTGAAGGAAATCAAACAAAAATAAAAACCAAGTAAACTACTAAACTAACAAACTAACAAAGGAGTAAAAATGGATAAAGAAGTAGTTAAAAAAAATAGTGCAGGTGCACTAGCTAACATCAATCTCAGAGCAGACGCAGGTAAAGGTGCGGAAGAAATTAAGGCGGACGATGTATCGACTCCGATCTTAAAGATTCTACACCAACTTTCACCTGAATGTAATGAGAGAGACGCTAAACATGTAGCAGGTTCAAAACCGGGAATGATCTATGCATCAGGCTTCGGGGAACTTATTGCAGGTGATAAAGGTCTTGATGTAGTTGTGGCTCATGCACAAACGAGATATCCTGAATGGCAAGAGAGAGGCGATAGTGCTTCTGCTCCAGTGGGAACTCACTTAGAGATTCCAACGGATGCTGTTGAGGAGAGAAACGGAAGATATAGATTACCAAATGGTAACTATGTTGAGAAGACTGCATACTTTTATGTACTAGCAATGGTAGGTAATGAGTTGAAACCAGCGGTTATTCCGATGAGATCATCCAATCTTACACCAGCAAGAGAACTTAATAATCTGATTAAGAATCTTAGATTCTCAGATTCAGAAGGTTCTTTTAATCCAGCGGTTTATTCAGCGGTCTATAATTTAAAGACATTTGGAAAAACAGCGGGAAGTAAAAGCTGGCATGTCTATAAACCATCAAGAGTTAGAAACCTTGATGTAGGGGATAAAAAGGACGCTGAGATTTATGAAGTTGCACAACAACTTCAGAAAACTGTTTCGAAAGGATCAGCTAAACCTCAGTATGAGAAACCTAAAGTCCAACAGGGCATAGTCTAATTTCCCGATGGGAAATGTTGCAACAGGGGCGCTGAAGCGAGAGTGGAGGCGCCCTTAATCTTGCCATATTTCAGATATAAGGAATTCAAAAATTATGAAAGAATTTGCAAAATATTTTAGTGGACTAGAAAGAGACTATGGTTTCTGTAATGTTCAAAATGGATATATCGAACCAGAAAGTGGAAAATTAAAATTTGATTCAGGGGATTATGGATGGTCTAAGCGACCTATAACCGAACAAGATTACGAAGCTCATCTGACAGGGAAAAAGGCTATAGGAATTCAACCTTGTGATGATCATTCTCAAGCCAGCTTTGGAGCAATAGATGTCGATCCTAAAGATTATAAAACTTTTAATCTACAAAAATATTTAAAGGTTATTGAAGAAAAAAATTTACCTGTCATTCCAATTGAATCTAAAAGTGGTGGGCTTCACATTTATATTTTTACTAAAGAAAAAGTACCCGCTACTTTAATCAGAGAATTTTTATCAAACTTATTATTTCTATTTAAACTTCCACACAATACAGAAATTTTTCCTAAACAAACTCAATTAGGAACTAACCAGAATAATGAAAAGACATCGGGGAGTTTTATTAATCTACCATATTATAAAAGTAGCGAACGGAGAGCATACAAATTGGATGGCACCAAAATGGAACTTGATGAATTTATTAAAGTCGTAGGTTTAAACTTACAGACTAAAGAAACATTAAAAGATATTGGAAGTAAAAAAATAAATGAGATTATAACTGGTGGACCAGAAGAATTTAATGATGGCCCTCCATGTTTACAAATGATTTGTAAAGAAATAGATGATAGTGGTAAGAAACTTAAAGATGAAAGAGATCGATTCTTATACAATTACATGGTCTTTGCTAAAAAGAAATTTGCTGAAGTGTGGGAAAAGAAAGTATTAGAAGCTGCCCGAAACTATATACAGTATGATGATATATGGGGAGATGAAAAAGTAAAAGAAAAAATTAAATATTGGAAGAATGAAACTAAAGGATTTAAATGTAGTGATTTACCAATCTCTGCGTATTGCGCCAAAGGAACCTGTTTAAAAAGAAAATTTGGTATAGGGAGTCATAGAAATACCACATGGCCTGAATTATCTGGACTTATAAGAATAAATTATAAACCAGAGCCAGAGTTTATGTTTGATGTTAATTTAGAAAGTGGAAAAGTAAAACAAATTCATGCTAAACATATTAAAAAAATTTCAGAGATGAAAGAAATGAGAGCCCTCATAGCAGAACAAACTGCTGTGTTTCCCCCTATTATAAAGAACGCTGAATACCAAGTAATCTTAGATGGACTTTGGGCGAGACTGGAAAACTTAAAACCTGTAGCTGGAACTAGTCCAATCGATATGCTTAAAAAATATATCATTGATTATGTAAATATGGCTAAAGCTACAACATTTGCTGCATTTAAAAGTGGAACCGTACACCAAGAGGAAGAGTTTTATTATTTTGATTATGATAAGTTCTACGAATATTTAAGAACAAATGAATGGAATAAAGATAGATCACGAACGGGTACAATGATTAAACAATTTTTTAAAGGAGACTTTGATTGTCAAAAAAGATTTCCTAAAAAAGAAAACAAAGATTCATTTCCACCATTAAGAGTTTTAAAACTGCCTATAGCAGATTTAGAAAAAGAAGAAATACCAGATGAAAAAATAACAATAGAAGATAAGGAGCACATAGTATGACGACACCAGTACCAAGTGTATCTGTATGCATGCCTGCATATGATACCATGCAAGTGGCAACATGTTTATCATTAGTTAAATTAATGGATAAATTTACAGCCGCTAAAATTAAATCCACACTCAACACTTTTAAATGTCCATATGTTGGATATGGCAGAAATGTATTAACAGCAATGTTTTTAGAATCAGGGATGGACTATCAATTATTTATTGATGCCGATATGGAATTTGAGCCCTCGGTTGTAGGAAGAATGATTGTAGCACAGAAAGATGTAATGTGTGTTCCATACAGAAAAAAGACTCAAGATCAGTCTGTAAAATTTTCTGTAGATTTTAAAGATCATCAGAACATTAATATTGATAATAAAGGCTTAGTTGAATTGACTAAAGGCCCTGCAGGGCTCACTTTGATTCACAGAAGAGTCTATGAAAAGTTAATGAAAGATCTCCCACATTTAAAAATAAAACAAAAAGAAATAATATCCGAAGAAGCCAATAATTATTTTTATAACTTCTGGGATACAACGTTTGATAAAGACGGCAACTGGTGGGGAGAAGATGTACATTTCTGTAATTTAATTAAGGGAGCTGGTTTTAAATTATACGCAGTTGCTGATGGGGAAACAACCCACATTGGGAATTTTGGATGGAAGGGTAAATTAGTAGATTCATTTAAAAGAGCCAATGGAAAAGATTCATAAAATTTACGGTCCACCAGGGACAGGTAAAACTTTTAGATTAATACGTAGAGTCAAAGCGTATGTAAGAACAGGTACACCTTATCACAAGATAGGTTACTTTGCCTTTACCAAGAAAGCTGCGGGGGAAGCAAGAAAGAGAATAGGTGTGTCGGAGAAAAAAGTTCCATACTTTCAAACGCTACACGCCTTCTGTTTTCATCTGCTTGGATTAACCGAAGATAAAGTTATGCAGCCCTATCATTACGAAGAGTTAGGTAAAATATTAAATATTCGTGTAAACTTTTCTGACAAATATAATGAAGAAGAGACTCATTTTCTCACCTGTAATAATCCCTACTTCCAATTAATTGGAAGAGCTCTTAATAGAAGAACCACCATACGAGAAGAGTTTGATAGAAACGAACATGATAAAAAAGAAATTGATTGGTATACTTTAAAACACATAGCTATAAATCTTAAAGAATTTAAAGAGAAGAATCACATCTTAGATTTTAATGATATGATTGAAATGATTTTAGATTTGCCTCCAGAGAAGATGCCCACTTTTAAAGCTGTCTTTATTGATGAAGCCCAAGACTTATCTCCTTTGCAATGGAAACTATATGATAAATTAAAAGATCATTGTGATCAAATATACTTAGCGGGTGATGACGATCAAGCTATCTTTGCGTGGGCGGGCGCTGATGTAAATAGATTTATAAATGAACCTGCAAAGGAAAGGGTACTTAGATACTCGCGTAGAATCTCTAGAGCCGTGCAACAGGAATCACAAATACCAGTGAGTCGTATAGCAGGCATCAGGAAACATAAAGAATACCTACCTAGAGCGCAAGAGGGTCTTGCGTCTACAATTAGTAATCTAGGTCAAGTTGATTTAACTAAAGGAAAGTGGCTTATTCTTACTAGAACTAAAAGTAATCTCTTGGAGATTATGAAAGAATTAAAAAAGAAAAATTTATATTATCAAAGTAATAAAGGAAAAAGTTTTAAAGTAGGTTTATATAATGCAGCCGTAGCTTATACTAAGTGGACTATTGAAGGAGCATTAGAACCTAAAGAAATAAATGAAGTAAGAGAATTTATTCCAGATGTAAAATGGAATAAAAAAATTCCGTGGTATGATATATTTAATGCGGATCAAAAAGAAATTTTATACATAAGAAATTTAATAGCTAGTAATGAAAGATTAAACGAACGTGCCCGAATATGGTTGTCAACTATTCATGCGGCAAAAGGAGGTGAAGAAGATAATGTAATTTTATCTTTACATCAAGGAAGTAAAGTTCAAAAAGGAATTAGATTAAGTATTGACAAACAGGATGAGGAGAATAGAGTGTGGTATGTTGGCATCACGAGAGCAAGAAATAATCTATATAAACTAAAAGCAAAAAAGAAAATAAAGGAGTATCAACTATGACACATAAAGATATATTTGATGACGCATTTCCCCAGGATAAACAGGTTGGAGGATCTCATTATAAAAAATTTACCATTCAACCTTATGAATTTATTTCAAAAAATGATCTCTCATTCTTTCAAGGCAACGTGGTGAAATATGTTTGTCGTTATAAAAACAAAAACGGTATACAGGATCTAGAAAAAATAATTCATTACTGTGAATTAGAAATTAAAAAATTAAAAGATGATAAGTAATATTTTTAAAAATATTAAAGAAATAAGTAAATATATTTTAAAACATAAAGTACCTAATTTAATATTTAAAGAATTAAAAAACTGTAAGAAGCATACAGATAAAATAAGAAAACATAAATTATCTTATTTACTTGAGCATCATAATGCAGGTCAAAACTCATACCAAGTGTCCGTGCCATTTAATTTAATTGAAGGGTCTTTTTTACAGAGTTATTTAATTTATTTAGGAGAACATTATAGATGTAAATATGAAAAACTTTTATTAAATGACACAAGACGCACTGTGTTCATGCGTAGAAACGAAAATCATTTTGATTCATACGATCTATGGATTAATTACACAGAAAAAAATTCTCGGAATATTTTACATAATCATCAAGGTAATTTATCAGGGGTGATTTATTTTACAGATTGTGAGGGCTCACCTATAATTTTTGAAAATAATTTTTCTTATGATGGTAAAAAAGGTGATGTTTTAATTTTTCCAAGTGCTTTTAAACATGAAGTAGAAAGACATAATAGTAAAAAAACAAGAATTAGTTTTTCATTTAATTTAGAAATCAAAGGAGTTATTAAAGAATGATATTACCACAAACTGAATGGGTACAGAAAACAGAATATCCAGATTTAAGATCGCATGATGAAATTGCAATTGACTTAGAAACAAGAGATCCAGATTTAAAAAAGAAGGGTTCAGGTGCTGTTATTGGTAATGGTGAAGTTGTGGGAATTGCTGTTGCCACATATAATGACAAATGGTATTTTCCTATTGCTCATGGTGAAGGACCTAACTGTGATAGAAAAAAAACTTTAGAATGGTTTAAAGATATTTGCGCATGCCCTGCTACAAAAATCTTTCACAACGCCATGTATGACGTTTGCTGGATACGCAATTTAGGTATAAAAATCAATGGTTTAATCGTTGATACTATGATTGCTTCATCTTTGTTAGATGAAAATAGATTTTCTTACACACTTAATACTTTGTCATGGCATTTTTTAAACGAAGGTAAAAGTGAGAAAGCTTTAACTGAAGCTGCAAAGGCAAGAGGATTAGATCCTAAAGCAGATATGTGGAGATTACCTGCGCATGAAGTAGGAGCATATGCAGAAAAAGATGCTGAGTTAACTTTTAAACTTTGGCAACATGTAAAAAAATTATTAATGGAACCAGATACAGATGGAAAAGATTTACAAAATATTTTTAATTTAGAGACTGATCTTTTTCCTTGCCTGGTTGACATGAGATTCCTAGGCGTTCGAGTAGATTCTCAACGAGCTCATACACTGAAGAAAGAATTAACAAGAAAAGAAGAAAGATTAATCCACCAAATAAAATTAGATACAGGAGTAGAAACTCAAATATGGGCTGCAAGATCGATTGAAAAAGTTTTTCAAAAGCTAAAGTTGCCTTACGAACGAACTGAGAAAACTGACTCTCCATCATTTACCAAAAACTTTCTCTCTAATCATAATCATCCTACAATTAAGATGATAGCAGAAGCTAGAAAAATAAACAAGGTCAATACAACTTTTATAGATACTATTTTAACCCATGAGCATAGAGGAAGAATTCATGCAGAGATAAATCAGATAAGATCTGATGATGGTGGAACAGTAACTGGAAGATTTTCTTACCAGAATCCAAACCTCCAGCAAATTCCTGCAAGAGATCCTGATACAGGTCCTTTAATTAGAAGTTTATTTATACCTGAAGAAGGATGCAAGTGGGGTTGTTTTGATTACTCGCAACAGGAACCAAGACTTGTTGCACACTATGCATTACAATTTGGATTACCTTCCGTCAATCAGATAGCTGATGCATATGATACAGATTCTTCTACGGACTTTCATAAGATCGTAGCTGAAATGGCACACATTCCCAGATCCCAAGCTAAGACAATTAATCTAGGTTTATTCTATGGAATGGGTAAAGCTAAACTTCAAGCAGAACTAGGAGTAAGTAAAGATAAAGCTGTAGAATTATTTGATAGGTACCATACCAAAGTTTCGTTTGTAAAACAGTTGATGAATAAAATTATGAGCGCTGCCTCCACTAAAGGACAGATTAGAACTTTATTAGGTAGACGTTGTAGGTTTCCTAAATACGAACCTATTCTTCGAGGAAGTGATTGGGGTAAATATGTGCCAGCTGAAGATCATGAGAGAATGATTGAACTTCAAGAAATGGGGCCATATTTAAAAGATGAAGAAGATAAAATATTAAAAGACAAAGAAGGCAACCCTAAGAAAAATTATTGGCATGGCAATCCTGCACGTAGAGCATTTACTTACAAAGCTTTAAATAAATTAATTCAAGGGTCGGCGGCGGACATGACTAAAAAAGCTATGTTAGAATTACACAAAGAGGGTATTACCCCGCATATACAAGTACATGATGAACTTGATATATCTGTTATAAACGAATTAGAAGCGGCAAAGATAAAAGACATAATGGAATCTGCAGTTGACTTAGCCCTACCAAATAAAGTAGACTGCGAGACCGGACCAAATTGGGGTTCAATTAAATAGGAGGAACTATGGACAAAGTAAAAGAAGTATGGGCACTAGCGGTAGCTCATAAAAAAATAACTATCGGTTTAGTTATTGGAATTATTATATTAATTAATTTAGTAAACTAATTTATGAATGGCATATCTGAATGCAAATATACCTGTGACGTATGCACAGATCAGGAGAGAATATCTCTATGATCTTAAAGATCATCATGGCGAAGTTGAAGATTGTATTATCTTCGGGCTGGCTTCGATTACTGGTCGTCCGATTCTGTTCCACGCAATTATGGAAAATGGTGCAGTCTTCTACCGTCTACCAATCTCTGCGTTCATACAAAGAGAGTTTGAAGCAAAAGAAGTTCCTAGATCGAGACTGGATGAGCTTCAGCTATGGAACTGTTTTAGTTATTATCCTGCTGTTACTTCTTATGACATTTTAGATGGCCAAGCAGGGAAATACTTTGGAAAAGATAAACAATTACATCCAGGGAAATATTTATTTACTGTTGACTGGGCGCACCCAGAGAGTAATATAGTAGACACTGATCATTCAGAAATACCGCACGAACATAAGTGCGCTCACATATTGGCGTTAGATGATGGCAATTATGCAGCACAACCAAACAATCGAATATTGTGGGATATCCCTTCATTTACAGTTAAGGATGAAATTCCAGATTGGAAAGTGCAAACGAGTGATTGGAATGTAGAAGATAGTAGTAAGTGGAGAACAGAAAATACTGATAACTTCTTTTACGAGATTGAGGAGAAAAAAAAATGAAGTGTGAAAATTGTGGAATGGGCTTTGTGGTAGCAGAATATAATGTGGGAAGAGAATGCCCGCATTGCGGACATATTCATGAAGCACTAATTCTTAAGGAGGAGAATAGTATGAT